GGGTGGCGAATAGGTATAGATTTTGTATATTTGGTTAACGTTAACGTTAATTAATTTATATATATAAAATGGAAGAAAGACTCCAGCAACTAATACAACAACGAGATGCTTTGAATCTACAAATAAGCGAGATTAATTTTTTAATCAAGGGATATGAAGATACTATCAAAGCTCAAGAAGAGGAAAGCAAGAAAGATGATAATGAAAAAGAAGCTGACGAAGAGTCAGCAGACAATGCTGAGTAGACACTCAGCACATCACAGTAAACCACACATGGACTTTATGCGTAGGAGGATGCTTATGGGCGACTCCTTCGCTGAAGCCCATAGAAAAGCACAACAAAAAATAGGTAAATAATTATGTATCACGGATCACACGGCAAAAAAGACAAAAAAGACAAAAAGAAGAAAGGTATAATGGGAGCCAAAAATGGCAGAATGGTCTCTATGAAAAAATCTGGTCGCAGTAAGAAACGTTAGTTTATTCCCATCTTTGGAAAATTTTCGTAATAGGGTTCATCGCCCTTTTTCCCTACTGCATCCATATATCCATCAAGGTAGCCTCTCCTAAAAGACTCTTTTAGATCATCTTCTGAATTTTTCATGCGTACAGATAGACCAATTAGGAAGCCTATAAAGGTCATGGTTGTTGAGAATACAAAAAGTGTCATGATTTCCATAAAATTATGCCTCTTGAGAATTTTTGACTTCCATATTTGACTCTATATCGCACATCTCCATTAAACGCATACTTAAGTGCCACTTTATAGCTCGAACGCCTATAAGTTGATTTTTGAGCGAATTATGATGTCTTTTGTTCAAAAGATGTGAAATTGTCGTATGATCCTTATAATTAAGTTCTTTTGCTATATCTTTTAATGTAAAACCCCATTCTCTAAGAGCAAAAGCGCAGGATTGTTTAGCATCGACTATAATTGCGCTTCTTTTTTTACTAAATAACATTTTTGGTGTTATTCCTGTTTGTTCACACACCGATTTAAATACATTTTCTACAAGTTCATCCATTTTTATTTTCATTAGTTATTGTGAAAAAAACACCCCCCACTAAGCAGTCTAGCACTGGGGGGTTGATGCTCGCTTCAGATAAAGGGGAATCTATAAACCTTTATCCTTAAGACTGTGGATAAATCTAACTAAGTCTGAGAATATTGTCAAGCACTTTTTGGCTTGTCATCTTCTTTTTCTTTCTTTATCGTCTGAATCACACCAATAATAGCAACCATCAATGCTGCTATTGATTCGTATAAATCAGGTTGTATGCTAACCCCAATAGCGCCAGCTATGGCGGTTACCCCTTGATAAGTAGAGGGTTCTTTTAATCGTGCTTTCAACCAAGTCCAAGTCATAGTTACGGCTCTTTTGTTAATTAAATATACTGTGAAATCCATAATACCAATGATTTTGTCTCTACTCAATACTTTTTTACGAGACTTCTTAACCTTTGGCATAGGAACCGTTTTTACTTTCTTGATTTCAGCCTCAGGAATAGTACGGTTATCTATGATAAATGTGGTTATTTCCTTTCGCCTTTGTATTGCCATTTTCCGTCCTCATCTACTTCAAATTCATGGTATCTATCACCTTTATGGTCACAGTGTATAAATTTTTGATCTGGGTAATAACAAATCCTCTTGTAATCTGACATTCTTAGTTCTTCTAGTAGCAACTCTATGTTAGCGCACGTATAATCTACAGCGCCTAGCCCAGTAAAAGTATGCTCACTAGTTCCAGACCTGCCATGAGAAAGTTCCCAGTCTTTTGAACGATACCCACTGTTTTCAGACACTTGTATAGATTGACCTATTTTGTGTCTTATAGGGTTAATTATAGGCTTGTGATATTTTTCTATCTTGTCAACTACATGGATCGGAACATCCACCATAACTCTGTCAACTAGAAATTCTTTAATGCTAAAATAATCGTAGTACATACTATTTTTATTGGTTAAAGACTAAAATCTAGGCACTTACAATGGAAATATCAATACTAATAAAAAACCCCACTGTAATAGTGGGGCTTACCTTTAACTAAATATATAACATCTCTTAAAAATGTATGAGTGTATTTAATATAGTAAAACTATATAAATAAAAAAACCCCACTAATCAGGTGGGGCTTGCAATAAATTTACAAACATAAATTCTTAATAGTTATGAAAAAATTAAGTTTAGGTGTACAGCCTAAACCACTGGTAATATAATAAGGATATATTAATAAAAAAAGGGGGAGTAGTTCCCCCTTTATATCATCAACGTACAGATTAACCATAAACAACAACAAATAACTAGTTTTTGTTTTAATGGTTTATCAGGATTATCCTGAAAAGGGATAGGAGCTGTCACACCCACTATCCATTTTTGAGAACTAATGAAAATGCTGGTTTATGTAAATCTTTCGTATATCAATCTAGCAATTTCATCGCCCTGAGTTCAGAAGGGTAACGCCTCATCTGTTACTTTAGATGGGGCACTTTCTTCTCTATCTGCTAGAGTCACTTCACCCTCTGTAAACACAACTCGACCATTGCCGAGCCAAACTTTTTCCTGTCCAGCCTCTCTTTCTTCCTTGGACATACTCATAGCAATACTTGCATTATTGCCGAATCTAGTTTCATCGTTAATGAATACGGTAATATCAGCATATGTGCCTTTCTTACCTTTGATTAACGATTCTTTTGGGATTTTTGTTACGTCTATAGACGCATTAATTATTGTCGCCATTTTTCTTGTATTTGTATTAAATGTTACTGTATGAGAATATATGAGACCTCCTGAGAAAAATCAAATCTTTGACTTAACCACTTCTAACCCCATATCGCCATTATGAACCATATGAAGATAGTTGTGAGACAGTTGACCTCTTCTTGTTTTTACTAGCTTTACAAAGACTGATTGATAGTCGTGTGTTTCCCCATCTTTCAGTCCTTTGACAGCTAGATAGCCCTCATGATCCCTAGTGACTAGACCTTGTATCATATTAGGTCTAAACACTGATGTCATGCAGTGGGCTACGTTCTTTATAGCCTGCGCCCATTGTGCGTCTTTGTATTTAGGAACAAGACTCCAACCTGATCGGTTCATCGAGTTGATCGTTACTTGACTAGGCACAATTACAAGCACATTGAGTTGCTTGGCTATGTCTTTCATGATTCTTGTGACATGCTGAATCTCAAGTGTCCTGCTATCAAATTTTCCTTGAGCATATACTTCTTGTATATAATCTATGACCACGAAGTCAAGACCATAATCCATTTTATTTAGTCTGCACAAACGCTTAATTTCGTCTATGTCATCTACTGAGTCTATAATCCTGACGTTATCAGCATCATATCCAGCCATCAGTCCGAGTTGTTTGGCTGTGTTTACATCATAATCTTCCATCTGAAACCAAAGACCTTGATACCCCTTTTGAGCAAGTTTACTCGCCACAAATGTAGACCATTGTGTTTTACCATGACCAGAGTCGGCTAATATGATGTTGATGTCACCCCTATGCAAGCCTACGTCACAGTATAATAACTCATCAAGTTTGTGTACATCGGTTAGTAGCTTCTCTTTCTTTGGCTCATTGGTTTCTCTTTCCATTATCTCGGTTGGGGTCAGAGCAATTTTCTGCGAGGTGTCATCTACTGTCTGATTGAGTTTGTCAATCTCCATAAGTAGATCATCCATTGTTGTGGTTGGGCTATGTGCTATGTCATTAATATGTTTGATTGCATAACGCAGCCTGCCTTTGTCAGTAGTATCTTTCAAAGTTTTTAGATACGCCCTCACCTCTTGCTCTGAAGCCACGTGCATCATCATGAGTTCGTAGAACTCACCAACGTTCATACCCTCGATTTTTGCAACGAGTGTATCTTCATTGAATACAACATTTTCTGAGTGTTGCTTGCAAGCCTCTAAATATATTGGTCGGAGATGCTTAAAATAGCTAGCATCAAGAGTGTTAAATATTAAATCTCTATGCTCTCTATTATTTATCAACGATCCAATCAGCACCTCTTCTAGGTGCATCATATCGTTGCGAATCATAGCACTTCGTTTACTTTGGATTTACCATATGGGGTAAGGGTATAAGTAGATGGATACTTGTTTTCTGATACAATCACACCAGCAGATATTAGACTGCATATGGTTGAAAAAGTAGTCCAGAACTTGTCGTGTGATCCCATTTTCATTAGTGGCTCTATATCTGTGTATTTTGCACCACCCTTATCTCTAAGTAGTTTTAGTATTGTCTTTTCATTTTCGCTCATTATATTTCTCATTAGGTTTTTGTCTTAAATCTTTTTTGTTTACTACTCCATCTTTTTTGAACTCGTGTATTACCCAACCTTTTCGGTCATACCAAGTCATAGCAAGAACATGAATATACTGAGTAGCAAATTTCTGTGCAAAGAGTTTGTAGGATTTTTGCGTTGGAGGTTTATTGGTCTTTACTTGTACAAGCCAAACATTAGAACCATCTAGAGCTACTAGATCAAAGCCATCAAAGGTATCCTCTAAAATATGTTCACAGTCGTGCTTCCAGCACTTGGTGCATAGCCCTGAGAAAAGGTCTTTGGACTTGCGAAATCTACCCCCCAATTCCACTTCATCCACGATCATATCTTTGTCCTTAAAGAACTCGATAGCCTTGATTATGGTTCTTCTACCTTTTGCCTTGACGCTCATACGCATGAGATACCCCCACCACCATTGATATGATGACGAGGGTAATAACTATTGCAACTTTCATTTTAAATTGAAAGTTTATTGTCTTTTGAAATCTTCGGCTTCGTCTTCAGACATCACGTTTTCTGAGTACCAGCCTGTGATTTGGAGAACTGCTCGTGCCTTTGCTCGCTTCTCTGCAGTTTCCACAGGATAGTGCGGTAAGGTCTTGCCATTACGAGTAGTCTTGATAGAGCAGTTGTAATGGTTAGCAGTACCAAATGACTCAACAGTGAATACCTCACCATTTTCATCTACCCTTTGTGCGGTAGCCTTGATACAGCAGTTTTCTTGATTTTCGGTTAGCTCAGGGACCACCTCATAGGTTACCTGAATCTTGTCGTGCGCCATTATCTTTTCAACACCTGCTCGTGTAATAATGACAAATCCTTGCGTGGGATGTCTGAAAAAGTCTTTACCAGTAAGAGTATATCTATCGGCAAGTTCTCTAAGTATTTCTTTATCTTGTTTCATAAATATGTAATTGTATTTGCGTTTGCTAACCCAACAGTTTGTGGGCTAGGGTTCTCTTTCCATTTGCCTATACGCTCTTTTATTAGTTCTAGTTCTCGATAGGCTTTTTGCTGGGTGTCTTCATCAAGTGAAAAGACAGCACTATTATATGGAAACTCTTTTTCTATTGCAACATAAAAGAATTGATCCATAGGGATTTGCAGTATATCACAGTAAAATGCGGCTTGTAGGTCGTATCTGAATCGCCAAAAGTCTGTGCGAAAAGCCTTTTCTGAGGCATCTCTACAAGATTTCCAGTCTATAGCTGCTACTGGTATATCGTTCAAAACCAATAAACGATCAGGTCTTACTCTATATAATAATCCCCAATCATCTTCTTGTTCAGTAACAAATGAGTATTCATCCCATATGTCGGTATGAATATAATCGTCATATATTCCTTGAAGAGCAGCATTATCTACAGAAGATTTGTACATATAATGTATCTTTTCAAAATCATCTTGACTCAGCACTATTTTATCTGGGCTAAGGTCTTGTTCAAATTTCTTCTTATAGGTTTTATATTCCTTGGTCATGGTTGGCACAGTAATATCAGGTCTTCTTTCAAGGATTTCTGCTATGATCTTTGAATCATCGAATACGGTAAACCTCTCTTTGAATTTTTGCGTGTCCTCAAAATAGGTGTGCATAGCATCCCCAAATATGAGGGCTGGTGTAGGATCAGTCTTTTCTAGAGCCTTAGCTATAGAATGTTTAGCAACGTTCTTTACAAAACTACTTGATACGTGATCACGTAAAGAATGATAGTCTTCGTTGGATAGGTCGTTATATATCTTCATATTCTTCGGGGAAATTTTCTGCGGATAATATTGGGTATTCGTATGCGTCTAATGCGTGGGTAATATCGTCAAGTATATCCTCTTCGGAAAAGTCTGTTAGTACGATAGGTCTGCGATGAAATCCAATCAAGTTATCAAAGTCATCATATATAATTTCATTGATCGAATACATCGTTTTATTGTTTCCTATGTTCTCAGCTATAATTCTAAATTTTGGCAACTCTTGTTCTTGATACATATATTCACTAGATTTTCACCAATAAAGAGAAACTAATTAAATTTTCACTAATGGACAAGCCTACATATTATGGGGTGCTACCAGCCGAGGTAAGATACCATCCAAAACTGAATAGTAGTCAAAAAGTATTATACACAGAAATAGATGCACTATCAAGAAAAGAAGGTTACTGCTACGCATCCAATAAATATTTCGCTGATCTTTATTCAATTTCTGTTAGTACTGTATCTCGATGGATCTCTAGGTTGAAGGAAGCAAGAGTCATAAAAGTTTTTTATGTGATCGAGCAAGGAAATGTAAGTATAAGAAGGATTACCCCCCTATGCAAAAATGCGCACCCCCCTACGCAAAAAGATCAATACCCCCTACGCAAAAAGCGCAAGTATAATAATACTAAATATAATAATACTACTGATGAAATTATTTTGGGTAAAATTATTTGACATTGAATGTGGATAAGTATAGATTGTATTCAGATAACATTAATTAAACCTTGAGAACTATGGATAAACGAATAGTAGATAACTACGTAAGAAAGATGACTAAAGAGAACATTGATCATCTAGTTAATGTGTTACACATAGCTTTAAATGGTAACACCCAGCAAAGTAAATCACTAATACTAGAACTATTGTTAGAGGAACCAAAATGAAAATAACGGCAATATTAACTGAGGAAATAGAATTTGAATGGGAGGACGGAACTAAGGGTTCCGTTCAGATTCCTGAGTGGTTGTACAGAGAGATAGATAATATATTAAATGAATTAGAGGAGAACTAATATGAAAGATAAAACAATAACTCTACCCAATGGTGACTACATCTACATTAAATTCGAGGAATGGGGTTTGGTGTATGATAGATTTGATAGCGAAGATGAATACTTAGAATCTTATGGATATGATAAATGGGAGGAAATAAAATGAAACAAATAGAAATGATGGGTCTATACCAAAGAGTGGTTGAATACGAAACTGAAGATCATAGCCTAGAATGGATCGTTCAACTATTTGCAGACTTGATTGCTACTGGTTTAGCTTGGCATCTACAAGGTAGATATGGAAGAGAGGCTAAACGATACATAGAAAATGGCATTATAAACCCTCAAGGTGATGTCAACTGGGATTACTACGAAGAATACTTTGCACTATAAATAAGGAGAACTAAAATGAATGAACAAGCAAAAAACATACACGAACTAATAAGCTCTTTAGCAGATCGATTCGATATGAATAAAACGCTAAATGTTACACCACCTAAACAAGAAGAGGTAGTAGTGGAACACGATATGGACTTGATAGAGGATGCTATGGACTTTGAAGAGATTATAGCTGATACGTACATCTATATATGTAAGCGTGTAGAAGATGAGTTATGCCATCACGTAAAAGAACCTACTCAAGAAATGATAGATGTAATAGCAGAATTATTTGTGGTTGAAAAAACACCTAGATCATTTGATGAAATGTTTGAGGGTACAAACGATCAGTTAGAATCATTAAGTATTAGAGGTGATAAAAATGCCTGAGTTTAAAATTGATCTACTTGAGGATGTAGAGATAAGTGATATAGACAAGAGTGATTATCCAAATATTCATGGGCTTATTACAAGTGCATATTACAAGGGTAAACAAATGACAGATGATCAGATTGATAAGTTAAATGATCAAGTTATATATGATACCAAAAGTTCTAATTGGTTTTATGATAAGCTATGGTGGATTGTTCATTAAGGATTTCTACACATACCACCCCTGATGCAGAGGGAAGATTTCTAAGGAGGTCTTCCCTTTTTTAATTTTTGCCAACCTATAGAAGATTTTTACGAACCCCCCTATCAGAACTAGACTATTTTTCATGTTTTTTTGTTTGATCTGTTTAGACTCTATAAATCTTAGATAAGATTTGACGTTTTACGGAATAGGGAAATTATTTTTGTTTGGTTGGTATATATTTTAGATATTGATTTAAACCTTTAACTAATGATTAAACTAATGAAAAAATACGATTTATACGATCTGTCGTTTAAAATACTAATGATATTCACCTTTGTTTACTTTGGTGGTCATATTTTAATACATATTTTTGGTGGTTAATATGTATAGTAAATTAAATTTATATGACGTTGTAACTACTCTTTATTGCTCAGAATGTGACGAAAATAAAGATAGTGATCAGATCACATCTGATGATGATATAATAACTACTCAATACGGTAGCTATACAAAAACCACAGGTAATTGCACATTACATTGCAATAAATGTGGTAATGAAATTGAGATAATAAATGAGATATAATAACTAATAAATAAAAGACTAATGAATACACTAGAATTAAATAACACTATAAAAAAACAATTCAAGCAATTAACTTTTAAGAATAGAAATATTTCACCAAAAATATTGTTTAAAGGTTTAGAACGTTTACTAACGTTTTATGATCAAGCTAATAAAGATCAAATGACCAATGGTTTGGAATGGTATATAAATGAACGTAAAAACATAGTTAATATGAAACGTCGTTTTAATTACTATTCTAAAAATTATAAACAATCTAAATTATTACTAACAACAGAAAATGTTTGTGAAATTGTTTCTATGCTTTCACCTTTATTGGAATGGTCTTTAAATAAACAATACGCAAACGATCTTTTAATATTTTATTCTAGGAATTGTATAGATGAAGTATTTAAACCTTTTAATGATCTGCATTTAAAAATGATCGAAAGTAATTACAAAAATGCTTTATCTACTTTAGAATCTATTGAGCTAAACAAAATTAAAACGTTTGCATATAAACCTAGAAAATACGTAAAAGGTGTTTGGAATGGTCAATACCATGAAATAACTAATACTAAACCATTCATCCAACCATCTGCGTTAAAAACCTTTAATTTTAAAAATAACTTGCTTTATGCTAACGTACCTAATCAATACGTTACTATAGATTCACATATGACGAATGCCTTTTTTAATACGGTTGGCATAGAATTATTAAACGATAATAATAAAGTTTATGCCATTGAAAATACTGATAAGCATAAAATATATAAAGCATGGTTAACACCAAACAGTTTATTACAGTATACCGATATTTCAAACGTAATTAAATTAGCATCTAAATTGGTTGGTATTAGAGTAGATCAATTTCAAGCGGTTGTTTGGAATGTGGTTAGCGATCGTTTGAATCCTATTGAGAAAAAACATATTTCAATAAATCCAATTAATAACAATAAACTATTAAAGGTTGCATAATGGTTGAAAATACATTTAATAGAGTAATGATTGCTAATAAAATCACTAAAAATAATAAACCTAATATACGCCATATTTACGGAATTGTTAATCATTACTATGAAAATTACATACCTAATGAAAGCAAAAAAGAATATAACGTTAACTATAAACGGTTAGATGTTATTAGTAAATATGATTATTTAGATTATTTAATTAAAGTTAGGGATAGTGAAATTTATCTTATTAATAGATCATTACAAAGGAACGGTTATAAACACCTATTACCAACCAAAAATAAATAATAACTAATTAAGACCATTACTATAAACGTAATGGTTTTTTTTTGCGTATAAAGATTTTTTGCTACATAAAGATTTTTTGCTACTAATGAATTTTTTGCTACCTATAAACCAATATTAGCTATTTTCATCTATTTTGATAGATCGACCAAAGATCGACCAAAGATCGACCACAAAAAATATCTATTTGAATAGTATTATTTTTTTTTCCTTTGGTGGTTGCAAATATCGTTTTTAGTCATAATATTTATTGTATAAACTTTTAACTAATCTAATGGACTAATGAAAAAAACAGCCTATTTAATTACTCTCACAACTTTTGTTCTAATGTTTTGCGCTTATCTTTTAGTAGATATTTATAACTACCTTCCATTAATGAATACTATGGTCGGTAAAACTTTTGCGGTTATTGTTGTATTAATTACAATTTTAGCATTAATACATTTAATATTTTTTATTTATAGAGATATAAAAACCAACGACCAAAAAAAGATAGATCAAGAAAAGCAATGGATAGAGTATAAAAAAGCTAAGTTAAACCATGCTTCTAAATTCCTAAGGCGTGAATTTATAGATTTTGAGATTAAACATGATCGTATTTATATCAAAATATGGAATAATAAAAAGACTAAATATCATTCTTTTGAATTATCTGAAGCTAATGTAAATAAATTAGATACTTTAAATAGGAATTTTGAACTAGGCTATCCATACTAAACCAATAAAAACTAATAAAAGGTAAAACTAATGAAACCAACTAAAGCAATTAAGAAACAAAGGATTTTGAATACTGACGTATTTAGATTCAATATATATTTATATCATGATAAAGCTAATGCAAATGTATACGGTTTATTTGATCAGTCAGACTGTTATATTTTGAGATATGATAAAAAGACTAAACAATTTAAAAGCGTACATTTTGATCATTTACCTATTAAACCTTTCCAATATACTGAACGCAACCACATAGACCTTTTAGATGAATATACTTCATTTAAAGATGAATATAACAAAAGACAAAATACGCTGAACCCTAGATACGATAAGCATAGGAGAGTAATATTGAATACTAAATATGTAAACCGTAAACGATTCAAAGAATTGGAAAGTATTTATGAATTCCAATGGAATTAAAAAGCATTTATAAAAAACACTAAAGCCAATGGTTGGAGCCGTTGGTTTTTTTTTGGTCTATGGTTGGCGATTGGTTGGTTGGTTGGTTGGTGGTTGGTTTGTGTGGTCTTATTAGATTCTAATCTGCTTAGATCGTTTCAAATATTGTATAACGTTTACACGCCTTATATTTAGCTTCTAACGGCATTGAATTAATTATTGGTATCTCTATATAGCTAAGCAATTCTAAGCGCTTAAAAACGTTTTAATATCTATAGTATCTATACGTTTGATCTTTTTACGGTTGGTGGTTTCTTTGGTGGTTGGTGGTTTCACTCTCAACTTTATGGTTTCACTCTCAATATTTTGAATTTTTACTAGACTATTTATATACCTTTTTTGGTGGTTTTATAGCATAGGGTTAACCTATTAAAACACAGTGACCTACGTTGCGAATACCCTCCCTTTCGCAAAAAATCAAATTTTCACAAAAGGTGTCAATATTTGCTATTTAAAGCATTTATAGGTATAGTTTGTCAATTTTATTAAGTTTTTGTCAAATGGGCTGGCACAAGAAGAAAAAGATACTAACCAAAGAGGAGTTGCAAGAGGAGATAAAGATTATTGTAAAGAGTCTTTATGATATACCCTCTATGTCTGATAAGTTGCCCAATTACATTTATAATCGTATAGAATCAGTGATTGAGTATGTCAAAGAAAAGGGCTGGTAGTCACGAGTTTTCGCCTGAAGAAAAGGTTGAAATACTCAAGGATATAAGTGTCATTGGCAATGTGTCAAAAGTGGCGCAAAAATGGGGTGTGTCAAGACAAACCATTTACAACTGGAAATCAGAGCGATCAAA